TTCGTCTTCGTCTAGGCCACCAAGGAAGTTGTCGATTTCTTCTTTGTCTAGGTGTGGATTTTCTGCCATGTCAACTTCGATGACTGCAATATTACTATCGCCGAGAATTCCAGGCTCATAGATGTCGTCAAAGATCCACGTCATTCCTTCGACGGGGGTCATTGTCATCCATGACGAACCTTTGCGGTCAATCAATCGAGCCTTGCACTCAGTGAAGATATCTTTCGGCGGCTCTTCATCGTAGTGAATAAAGTCACGACTGGTACCGGCGAACTTGTCTAGGTCCTGGTCGTAAGACATCAACTCGACAAAAGAGCCGTTGTCAAAGTTTAGAACTCGATCCCCGGCGTCGTAAGCAGAAAACCAACTCCCACCCCTGAGTTTGCTTGGGGGGATCCATTGCTTGAGTTGGGGGATGATGATTTTTGAAATGCCGTTGATGAAGTCAACAGAAACAATTCGTCCCGCAATGGGATGAGCAGGAATTTTCCTGTAAGGGTGTTCACGAGTGAGCCACCAGATATCTTCAACAATTCCTCCCGTAGTCTTTCCTGAGCGGTTTCCTCCAATGTATAGACGAGTCCGCGCGGGTGAGGAATGAAATCTTTTTTGTTTAGGGTGAGGGATGTAACTATTGATATCTGGGAAAGTTGCAACTCGGACAAGTGACTCACTCAAATCTGCAAACGCGTCATGAAGACTACCAATTTTACGCTGCCGGGGGGGAATTATCCTCCTCTGTAGAATCTAGAAAAACGTAAGCGCAATCAGGATCGTCACACCAAATTTTCCCTCCAGATTTAGTTGCCGTACTTCCACACTCTGGACATCTACCTTTCACGATCCTCCTTAGTTCGAAAACTTTAAACTCGCCCAATTTTGTGGGGGGCCCTCGCTCCAAAGCCCAGACTGGCTCAACCGCGGCCTCCCCCTCCCTCCTACGTCGGTCAGTTGAGCCCACGGCCGAGTCAGCCTACGCTTTTCCGCCCCCCACAAAATAGCGAGTTCAAACTTTTCTCACACTAAACATCCCAGAAGATATTAGATCCTGCGGCGTACGCAACTCCCGCAAGATGAATTCGATTGAAGTCAGCGTTCCCACCAAAGCAACGCATTGTTGTGTCGGAAACACCATCATTAGGAATAAATACGCGAGCACCTTGGTACCCCTGCAAGCTTGTTGCTGATGTGCTGACGGCCAAAGTTTCATGACCTAGCATGAAAGTTCCAGCGAGTCGCGGCCTGATACCAATTGGCGGGCAACCGAAGAGTCCGTAGGAGACTCCACGTGACATGTTGCCAGCGGTGAAGCCAATGATTCCACGCCAGTAGACTCGGCCGCGATTGTCGAGGGCGATTTGAAACGGGTTAGCTGGTGTCGGATTCAAAGTCCAGCCTGTGATTTTCATTGCCGTCGTTGGGACTGTGAACCACGGTGAAATAGCGTCATGGATGGGTCGCCAATACCAACCCCAGTTAGCATCTTTGACGACTAGAATGTAAATCGACTTGGTGTCAGACTTGTAGAACCTGTCACCAACATTATAAGTCCCAGACTGGGGGAGTGTTGTACCACTTGGGGGAGCGGCAGCATTTGTGATTTCATCCCAGTTATTGTTCAGCCAGGTAGTGAAATCTGCCATAGAATCAGCACGCGGGTCGCCAACTTTGTTTAGACCATAGTTCGGCGTCGGTACAGCAGACATTTAATACCACCACCAAACTTGGTCGAGCTGAATAAAGTTACCGCCTCCACCGCCACCCAAAGACTGGGCCGACATTCTTACGAAGCTGCCAGATGTGTCTATGACAATGTACCCACCAGCGGTGACCGACGTTCCTGCGGTGAGTCCAGTTGCGCACTGGTTGACATGTTTACCACCGACGGGTCCCAAAGTGTTCGCTGGACTTCCTGCGACAAGACCATTGAACTGGAACAAAGTCCCTTGAGTCCAAACATTTGCAGAGCTGTCGAACTGAATTCCACCATTGAGTTCAACTTTACGCAGGAGTGAATTGCTACGCCACTTCGGCTGAAAGCTAGGGCGAATCACCCTGGGCGACAACATTGGAATGTTAGTCCACGCCGACCAGGCTGAATCAATGTCATCTGGAACTCTTGCAGCGGCACCATCCCACACCGCGAAGCGTGAATTGGTGTCCATGTATTCTTGCCCAGCCTGAGCCAGGGTGAGAGTTCCGCCGTTCATTAGTGGCGTCAATCTCAGGTCCATGTGATCCCAGTTGGCATTTAGCTGTGCAGCTTCATCAACCAGCGGGTCATTTGGTGCAGCTGGAGTAATTTTAGTAAAGTTGAAGAAGTTGGCCATCAGGTCCCCGTAACTTCAACATTAAAAGTGCAGCCTGTGAATTCGACTCGGTTTTCTGCTGATGGTGCTCCAGGGTTGGCACCATATCTTTTGAACTGTAGCGAGCCGTCAGAGCCGAAGAACAAACGGGCGATCGAAAAGTCTGAGGTTGTATTACCCGCCCAGACGTGAAAGTACTTTGTCGAAGCCGGCCTGAGTTCAGCGGGAATTACACCGCTATTAATCACGGTAACATTGGTGTTGAGTTCCATGTTTCCGCCGAGTTCCCAGAAAGCTCCAGCCCATTCAACTTCAGCCGTCGATCCACCAGAGTTCTTGACGAGCCTGGCGCTGATGTCAAAGTTGACCGGGAAGAAGTTGTACCCTTCGCTAAAGTCTGACCCACGCTGAGTGAAAGCAGCGACGAAAGACTTTGGGTCCTGGTACCAAAGATTCGACGACTTAAAGTAGGTGACCATCGAATTGGAGTACTGCCGGTAAAACTTAGCTCGCGTCGTTCGAGCCTGAGACATGTCAGGGTAGGCGAGTGGGGTGAATTCCCACTCACACAAACGTCGTACGGCTTCGTCGGCGATGTCCCAGTTACGATTGAGCTGTGAAACAGGGTCGACGAATTCTGACGCGTCAGGTTTGTAGAACTTGAAGTTGGTTGAGTAAGTTCCCACGTCTCTCCAAGTTAAATGTTGGGAACAATCAACTTGTCACCGGCACGAAGAAGCTGCGGGTTCAGGTTAATTAGTGAAGCAAGAGCATCATTTGGTGCGAGCCTCGGGTAAGCCATCTTTGCCAGTCCGACCAAAGTGTCGCCGACGCCTACGGTAACCTGCTTCGTCTTGGGCTTTGTTGTCGGTGGTTTCGGTCGAGTCGGAAGCGGCTTCTTAGGGCCTTCCTTCATGGCCTGGTCAACATGTGACCTGAAAGTTACCACGTCAAAGAGAAGACCCTTCTTGTAACCAGGGTCCCACTTTCCGGGCTGCCATTCACCGTGAGCAATTGAAGACTTGAAAGTCCACTTGTGCCACGTGTTGATTGCTGCGTTAACTCGCACGGCAGTTTCATACAACTTTGGGTAATGCGTCGACGGGTCGGAAAGTCCGTCGTACATCCATTCAAAGCCGTAGAAGCGAGAGTTGCCGTCAACATTCGCCTTGTGCGGAACGAGTCGACCAGTGTAATTCTCGTTAATCACATGACTGAGAATGTCACTGTCACCAAGGCCAAAGTGGTTGACGCGGCCCCAACCGTTCAAAAGAACATAGCCATCCTGCTGAATTCCAGCATGGCAAAGTGGACCAGGAAGATCTCCGTAACCATTCCAAAGTACGTCGCGACCAGACTTGTCGTCGTTTCCGCCAGTGTGGTGGTTACCAATTCCGTTGACCGGTCCCCAGTCGCCTTTAGAATTGCGGTTGTGGTTCTGCCAATTTGCTCTGTTCTCGCGGTGAGGAATTCCCCACTTGTCGAGCAGTGCAACAAACTGAGTTGCTGTCATTGGACTAGCCATTGTTACGTGCCTCCTGGTACCAAAGTTCGAACTGGTGAAAGGTGATGCGTTTATCTTGATCCATCACGGCGTCCATTATTTTGTCACCGTGGGGGTGGTGATTGAAAATGTACCGCCAGGCTTGAATCATTGACTCAGCCATTCGCCTGACCAAGTCCGTGATTCAGCAGACCAACCTTCAAGTTAGTGAAAGTGTTGATCGAGTCCCAGATGTAGTTCGTCAGAAGGTAGTCGGGGACGCTCAACTTTACATCTAGCCCATGTTCATTGATCAGATTCTGAAGTGCTCGCTGAAATGCAAAGTCTGGATGAACTTTGTCGTTTCCTGGTTCGGTCTGCTCTTCGATTGTCATGTCACTTCTCACGTCGTGTTGTCCGTAAAGTCGACGAAGTTCTTAAGCATCGCAATCAAGTTAGTCAGAGCGACATTCCCACCTTTAGCACCCGTCAAAGTGAGCGCAGGCTTCGTGTCATTACCTGACGTGTTAATCGCCTTACCGCCCAACTTTGGTGAAGTTACACCGTCGTGAATATGATTTCCCGGAGAGCTTTGACTTCGCGCAGTCCCCAAAGTGTGGTGCTGACTTTGAGGTGAAGCATCTACGTCGGAGTGAGAATGGTCCTGGCGACTTTCTAGCCCAGTTCGAGTGTTCCCCTGAGTGCTATCTTCCCGAGGGTCATAAACTTGACCAAACTGGTCCGGTGAAGTTGGTGAGCTTTGAACTGAGTCAATACCAAACTTCACCGGCTCCAAGTTTCTTCCGGTGTTACTCATTCTCCAACCCTTCAAGGCTTGGAATTTGCGGCAACTCCACTGCGGTGCCTGTAATACTACGCATGCGGAAGTCTTGAGCACCACCCATCATTTGATTTGCCAGACCGGTGCTGTAACTTTCTGCGCTCGCCACTTGTGACAGGTCCATCGCGATGGCGTGCAACATGATGGGATCTTTAACGTAGCGCTGAATCACCTCGATGAAAGTGTGTAGTACGCGTCGGACGTCAATTTGCTCTTCTTCATTCGGACGGTAGCGGCCAGTCACTTCGTACATTGTTTTGACCGCGGCAATGTTACCGTTCCTGACACCTTTGAGAAGACCTTTGTGAGCTTCGGGCAAACTATTGGCCAGGAGCTTTTCGGACCTTTCGCTCAAGTAGCTTGCAAACTCGTCGTCCAAAAGCCACTGCGACCATTGTCTCGTAGTGATGCCCAGGTCACGGAGTTTCTTCTCGTCGCTGCGTCGGTCGACCATGTCCAACATCACCGACGCTGCGTGCATTTGTTCAGGTGTGAACTTGTCCGCAGCGGCAGGGTAATTAATCCCGCGATGCTTGAGACTGGTCAGAACTTTCGGGTTTGTCTTGAACTTCTCTAGAACTTCCGGCGTCAAAGTGAAACGCTGGTTCAATTGTGCATCGGTCGGTGCTTGACCAGTACTGGCGTGAAAACGTTCGATGAAGAAGATGAGGTCCAGTTCGACGTCGGTGATTGTTTCAGTCACAGAGAACTCCCATTCTCCTTAGAAATGTCAGACTCCTCGTAGCTCTTTTGAAGAAGTCGGTTCAAATCCTCCCCCAACTTATCACGATGTCCTTCGACTTCCGCGAACTTTCCGCCAGGTACTACCAATTCCCTCGCCACAGTGGCCATCACCATTTGAAACAGGTAGGTCATCCATAGGGTAAAAGTAAAATGTCCCTCACTCAAAGCCCGCTGCCCAGCTTGGGTGACAATAGCGATGAACGCAACCAAAAGTACTGGCTCGTTCTTAAGCTTCGCGACAACGAACTTCCAAAGTTGCTTCACAATTCCTCCGGCGACAATAAACCAAACTGTTCTCGGCGTGATTTTTACCACTTCACGAACTTTCCAGGCACTGAACCCTCCCAGTACCCCAAAATCTTCGACGGGCCCTGCAAGTCAATCTCAGAACCCATGTCTCCAGCGCTGAAGTTGAAACCATACTTCATCAAAAGTTGTTCTAGCTCAACTATGAATTCTTCTACCGTGCCCACTTGAAAACCATTCTCAACTAGCTGGGTTCGAGGCTGGGATTTCCATGATCACACCCTAGAAGGGCCCAAGACGAGACTCTTTGGGGGTGCTGACGGCTTCGACCCCCTCTTAGCTACCTTAGGTCCAGACTCACCCGTTGGCCTCTTAGACGGGCGCTGGTGGCTTCGGTCTCCCAGGATGGATCCAGCAACTTTACTTGTTCCAGAGCAATTCTTATCTGCCCAGGCATCCCCTTCTGAATTCCTTCCTCGTACTTCTGAACCGAATCTGGGTGAAGGCACATTGTTACCGCGAAAGAAAGTGGGCTAACCCAGTAGCCGTTTCGCCACCGTTCAAAAGTCAGGTGCTCCGCTTCTGCGCCATTACGTCGGAGAACGTGCGGTGAAAGTTCGTCGACCGTGTCGAACCTTTTCGCTTTCTGGAAGTCTTGGTACCGGCGTTCAACATCTCTCACGTTGATTGCCTGGCTTTGGCTTACCCACTTCAGCAATGCCGGGTTGAGCGATGTGTAGGTTCCTTGTTCAGCTCGTGACATGTACTGCCTACTCAGGCCCAACTTCTTGGCGAGTGCGTTGCTCGTCAAACTTCGGTCGAGTCGTGCTTCAACAATTGGGTTAACTACTTCACCAGTGAAACTATTTAGACTGGTCAATTGCCTCCTTTTTAAGTTAACCTCATTTTACCTGTTGGCTCTGGTTGACACTAGGTTGTGAAACTTGTGAAAAAACTCAGCGTCGCTCTTGCTTACTTCTTTATCGCGTTCCTCGTGAGTTTTCTTCTATCGATCGCCGCCCGAGACCCTGAACCATTTGAAGTTCTTTGGGAGTTGGTGACTTCGTGAGCGCTACCTGGTTTCTTGCCCACCTTCCCTCTCTAATAATTTTGGCGTGTCTTCTAGGGGGATTGGTTGACAGTCTTCTTAGGGTGCGTTGGATTCGGTGGACTGAGAAGAGGAAACGCGAGTGGAATTTTAGACAACATGCCGACACTCACGTAGATTGATTCCTGTCAGCACCACAAATCGCAGTCGGGAGCGAACAATGATTGCAATCATCCTCGGAATTCTGCTCAGCTTCTTGGGCTCATCTTCCGCAGACGTTGACGTAGTCATTGTTCCTCCCGTCGCTCAGGCGTCCGAGATTGATGATGAGCTGGATTGGTTCATCTACAATCTTGAGGCGGAGCGTGACTATCGCGCTGAGTTCACTGCAATCTTCGACGCGGTTGAAGTGAAGTGGTCGAAGAACAATCGACTCATGGTGAAGGGAACGCACGCGAAGTCGTTCAAGTTCGTCAGCAAGAAGTGAAGTCGGGCGTGGCCGCGCCCACTGAACAAAGGTGAAACAAATGGTACGCACTCTCTCGAATGTCACTGACTGGCGCGTCATTGTTACGACGTACGTTCTGTCAGGGCGCGAGCCTGGTTCATCAATCATCGCCACATTGGAAGACGCCAGCCCGTTGGACGCTTTTGATTACGCGATCCACGCGCAGGGCTACTTCCGTCATGCGATTCAGGAGATGGGAGTTTCGAGCATGTCAATTGATGTGATCGATTCTCTCGGGCGTGCAATTGAGACCATCGAGATTTCGCGCGACTAACATCGTTCTAGGCCAATGAGAAAACCCTGGGAAACCGGGGTTTTTTCTTAGCTCGCGGATGGAATTGCGAGTGGACTTTTGGACATTGGCCAGGCGAGGGGTAAATTAGCCCATGTCGCCGCAACGCATTGCAGTGGGTTCGAGTCCCATGGATGCGTAGCCACTGAAGTTCTGAACTTTGGTGCAGAGCGATTGTTACTTGTTAACTCAATAGTGAAATCATTTTGCAGTGCACTGACTGAGCGCTGCCAACTTTCAAACTTTGTCAATGGTCCACACCGACATCTTTAGGTGATCCTTGTGTGACTATCTTGACAAGTTGCCGCTAAGCGTGTGCTTAGTGCAGTAAACATCAGGTTCGGCCGCGAGACTTTACCTTTGGGTGACAGTCCTCGTGACCGTTCCTGCTACTTGCTGTGCTAGAATCTCCAGTGGGAAGCAACACAGGGAACCTCCACACGAAAGGCACTACGATGGCAATCACATTCGAAGAGGCATTGCAGGCGACTGGTCTTCCGGACGCGGCAGTGAAGCCGATTCGAGAAAAGTGGAATGAGGCTTTCAACCTCGTTCTGAAGAACAATGAGCGTGTAGCGCAGATTAATGCTGCACGTGCGCAGGACCCGAACAACACGGAGTACATTGATTCTCTCTGGAAGCTTCACGCAAAGAATGACCCGAAGCTTTCCGAAGTCGAAGCAAAGTTCGACGCAGTAGCTGAGCAGTACGAGGAACTTTTGAAGGAGCTGCGAGAATTCGGTCGCACAAAGGTTCCGACTCCTCTTTCTGAAGAGGACGCGAAGAATGTTCGCAAGGCAGTCAACGAAAGTTCCGAGACAATCAGCAAGGCAATTGCTGGTGCGGCTGCAATGGTCACAGTGATCGATGCAATGCTGGCAGTCAATGGAAATTCGGTGCCTGGCGGCCTGATTTCTCTGATGCCCGAAGTTGACAGCCTCAAGAACACTCGCGGCCGAAAGGCAGGAACGTCCACCACAAGTTACGCAACGCGTATTGGTGGATTCGAAATCAACGGCCGAAACATTCACCGTGACGGTAAGGCAAACTTCCGTTACGCGGCAGATTCTCTGAGCACTGAATTCGGTGCTGAGAATTTCCCGGAGAACAAGGTCACCGGTGAAGAAATTGAGGAGGCCTACTTCTCAGCAATCGGTAAGGAATTCCGCTACGTAAAGACTGCGGAAATCACAAAGACCTTCGACTTCACGAAGGAAATCAAGGTTTCTGAGAACGCGACGGAAACCAAGACCGTGAAGCTCACCGTGAAGGCAAAGGTGGCTGACACGCCTGAAACCCCTTCTAGCACTGAAAGTGTCAACCAGCCTGAGAAGGCGAACGTTCCGGAAAACAAGGAAGAAGTAAAGTCGGCGCCTGCAACTTCCCCGGCTAAGAAGACAGCCGCCCCCGCTTCTCAGGCAAAGAAGTAAAGTTCAACACAAAACCAACAATCAACCCCACTTCTAACGAGGTGGGGTTTTTTGCGTGTCCGAACTTGTTGCTAAAACTCACACTAGAGTGAGAGCGCTCGATGGAATTTCGGCCGCCCAGCACTTAGGAGCAAAAATGATCGACTTCGACGACTTCGAAACCTTTGAACTTACTCCTGAAGAAGAAGAGGAATCAATCGCACGCCATGTAGAAACTTGTAAGCTCGCTGAACAAGATATCTACTGTAAGATTTGTTTCGAGCTGTAACAATTGCTCGAAACAATTCAACTGGACCAAACGGACCAACCCCTCAGGTTGACACGTATCGGACGCCCGAGGACGATGGCCACCAGAGTAGGGCAAATTAGGACATTAGGCCCCTATGATAATCTTCTGGGTGCGCCCATACAGACCGACTGAAAGGAGTGTCGGTATGTCTGGGCACCCCGGACCTTTTCACATCGTAAGCCTCTGACCTGCGACTTTAGCGCATTCCAAAAAAGGTTCCCACGTTCTGGCGATGTGGTAAGCTGGTCTCTCAGACGTGAAGGAACGGACATACCTCACAACCCCGGAACCTGGGCAACAATCAAAGTTAAGAGGAGTCGGCCGTAAAGTGGTCACCGTAAACAAAAAGGAACACGTCAAGCTGAGCAATCAAAGCTTGACGTTCGAAGTTTTCGGAGACAATGAGAAGCTAACAGTCACTGAGATTTTGGAACGAGTCAACGAAAAGCTAAAGCCAAAGAACGAGCGAATTGCTGACAGCACACTTCGACGTGCGCTAGAAGATCTTGTTGATAAAGGCTTCCTCCAAACTTACGGACGTCAGCGCAACGCAACTTTGTACGGTAAGCAAGGCGCAACCTTTGACGATGGCGGTCAAAGGTTGATTCCATTTGCTGGCGAACTTAAGTCAGTTGAAGATTTCTTGAGGATTGTTTCAGATCCGAATAGAAAACCGCTGTCAAAGAACGCTGACCTGCTTGCCGAGAAAGTTCAGCACACCATCAGGCGTAAGTTGGCGTCAGTGGTAGTTTCTTCGATGAACCCAGGCTACGACGAGTCGGTAAAAGGTTTGAACCGTGAACTTCACGTCGTAGCCGAAAGCTTGAGGTTCACACTTAACATCATCGACAGCTTCTTGAACAGTCCAGTTTGGTACAAGCAATATCGTGACCAGATTGCTTACGCAATGCGCCAATTGCAGGAGAAAGATCCTGAGCTTTTTCAGTTGGTGTTTGATTACATCAGGAGTGAGGGTTGAGTTATGCCGCTACGGCTAAAGTTCAGTGGAGTGATCTACGAACTTATCGAGACTGAAAATGGAACTCACATCAACATCTACCACGACGGACTTTGGAAGGAGAAGATTTTCGTTTCAAAGTCCGAGTATCGACCTAGCGATTCTGTGGCCGAGTCGCTAGGCTAGAAACTTCCAAGCCCAACAAGGTAAGGAAAACAAAGGTGAACAAGCAAGCTCTAGAAAGTCTTCCCAGCGCGAGAGACCTCAGCGAAACCACGCACGAAATGAAGCTTCCACTTGTCAGCCCAAGTGATGTGCCCACAATTTCAGCTGACATTGTCGACCACGAAGTTTCGCAGGGTTTTAGGTCGTCGAAAGCATGGCCCCCCGGGGGGACCACTCACCACGAACTTCTGATTCACTTCCATTTGTGTGAACTCATTCACGGCTGGAATTTGAACCCGTACCGGCGTGACAGTTCAACAGCCACCGTCGACGAGTACGCTGAACATTTGGGAATCACTAGGTTCGCTTTCATGTCGAAGGAAGCCCGTGAAGACTTTCTTGATTATTACGGGCTTACTGATTTCGTTGTTTCTCGCGTTGACGCCGACCCCAACCAAAACAACAACCAACCCGAGAGCAACAATCAACCCTACTGGTTCATCACCCTCACCAACAAGTTTCACCCAGCGTCGGTGAGGGACTTCCTCGACGTCTACAAGTCGGCCATGAACACACTCGCGGTAATTCACGACGAGCGTGAGCGGGCAATTCGTAACGACGGCAACAAGTTGGGTTTCATCACAGCGGATCATTTCACAGCTCGTGAAGCTGCTGAACTCACTCGAATTCGCGCTGCCCGTGAAAAGTTGAGCGCTCCGACTGAAAACGGGATCGCGATTTGAATGGCGAAAGGCAAACACCGACGTCCGAAGCAAAGCCAGCGACAACTAACCTCAAGAAGATCAGAGAGCGCTCAAGGAACCTTCAATACTTTTTCCAAAGTGCTCGTATTGGTCGCAATGTTGCTAGGGGTAGCTACAATTGGAGTCGCCTTTAGGGGCGTTCACATTTCAGTTGAAATGGAACCCTAGGATGAAGTTCATCCCCTCGAAAGTTGGGGGGTTGGGCTTGAACTTAGGGAGGGAAGCATGAGCGACGAAATGAACACTGAAGCTAAACCCAACAATGCAAGCCGCTTCTACTGGTCAAAAGAACTTCTGGCATGGGTGAACGAAAAGGGAGAGATCGTTCGATGAACACTGAACAAGTCACCGCAATGATCGACGCAATCACCGATGGACAGGAAACTGTATTCAACTGGGAGGGGATCAATCTATCCGACGATTTGAAGCTTGACATTGGAACAAATGGAATGGGCTTTCTTGTTGGTCGTGAAAGGTTTGACCTTAACGACTCTCGCGTCGCTCGTGAAATCGCAGGGGCACTTATTGCATGGGCGGACCGAAAGGACGGCGACCCACTCTCAAAAACAGCTCAACGACAAACAGTTCAAACGATCGTTGGTGACGCTTGGAATGAAGAAGTCGACACGGTCGACGAAGACCAGGAACCCCTAATTGATGGCAAGCGCAACATTGTCTGGCGTGAAGATTGGTACCGCCGCAACGTCGGTCGAATGTCACGCGAGACAATGGAGCGAAATCTGGAAGACCTGAAGGTAATCAGCAAGACAACCTCAGCTGGCTCATCGGACTGGGATGATATCCAAAAGGCCATGAACATTCTTCACGACAGCCTGATGGGAATCAAGCCGCCTAATGTTTGAGTACTGGTTCACCAACCTATCAGATGACCAAGGAACTTTCGACCATACCGGTACGACACATGATTTCTTGGAGGTCTTGTGTCAGATCGCAGGAACCTACGGTGAAGAAGTAGCCGGTCACTTCGTCAGAGAACTTCTCGCCAAGAACAAGTCGCAGCTATCTTTCCTGCGAGTAGTCGAGTGGAAAATTCACTATCAGGAGACGCATTTGGTCGATAACGTTCCAACGACAGTAAACATCAAACTAGTGAAGTACGTCTAAAAGGGAGCGCCAAGACGTGACAAAAGACAACGAACATTCCATCGAGGAGCGTCTCGAAAACGCACTTCTCCGTCAAGGTGAAAGGAGCGGCGCGTCACCCGTAATTGTCGGCGGGACTGACATTGACAGCCAAAGTTCCCTCTACACCGACGACAGCCCCAACAAGTCATGGCCGATGGTGATTTACATTCTCCCCAACGGTGACACTTTGTGCCGCAGGGAGCTTGTTCATTCGGAAGGGTCACCCTTCGGTTCACCGCATCTCGCGGCACGGTCAGCAATTGTTTTGAAGATTCACCCGGAAGCTCTGCCCGGCAACTCAAATGGTGGGGCTCCAATGAGGGCTGAAGTCCTAAAGTTCCGGGGTGACGCAGCAGAATTCATGAAGTCGCTCACTTTGGGCTTCTTCGCCACTCCTGGGAACGAGGAAGATTTGATTCGAAAGATGTTCCCGCCGGTCGCCGGTGAGGACGACGACGATGACCCGTCAACACACGACATTGGGTGTACTTGCATCATGTGCATTCCTGGGGGCTGAAACGGTGAGCGAACAGTTCGAACTGTACACATTTCGCGTGTACATGAAAGAACACAACGCAAACGGTGGTAGCGGCAAAGGTCACAAAGAGTTCTTCGTAAGAGCTACATGTGAAAGTGCCGCTGTACTCGAAGTTCTCAACTCGTCAGATTCTCCAGCAGAGTTTGCAATGATCTCTGTGGACAAGTTGAAGAACGCGGTAATTCTGTAACAGACTTCTGAGGCCGGACAACCTGGTAAACTTTAAGACCAGGTTGTCCGGCTCAACTTCAAGACGGGACCACGTGACACCTAAAGAACTAGCAGCACTCTCAAAAGCCTATCACGACAACAAGGAGGCTATTGATGAACTGGTCCTCAAGCAACTCGAAGATGGGCGCGCACAAGTTTCGATCTGCCGTGATTTTGGCATGACCGCAAATCAAGTCCATCAGCGAGCTAAGCGTGTTGGAATTCACTACTACAAGACAGGCCGATAACGTGCGCGCAATCATTCACATCGACGCGGGTGACTTGACCCAGAAAACCACGGTTCTGGTCGAAAACGTTGTCTCGGCTGGAATTTTGATCAGTGACACCGAAGGCGACGAAATCGATGAGAAGTTGATTCCCTGGCATCGAGTTTGGGAGATCACTTCCAACGTCGAGGGTGAACTTTACCTGGAGACGGGGCGATGAAACTTCCCAAGCGCAGTGAACCAGTTCAGTTCACGATAACAATCGGCGTCGATGACACAGTTTCAATTCACAACGAAGACGCGTCAATGGGAATTGGCTTCGGGCCTGGAACTTTGGTCGGGGCTGAAATCATCGAAATGCTCGAAGACGAGGGAATGATTTAATTGGCCCAACGCAAGAAAGACGTAGTCGACGCCTGCAAGTTCGAGCTAACTGACGCTGAAATCAAAAGTCTAGCGTCGATCCTAGACCAAGCGTCAAAGTTCAGCCCACTCGTAGAAGATTGTCGCATGGCAACGAGGTGGCGACAGTTCTTTCTAGCTTCGAAGACAATGAAACGAAGCGAGTTCAACGAAGTCGAAGTTCTAGACAACTAAAGAGCGGGCGCGCATTTGACAGGGGGCGGAATGACTTAGGCTGGACAATGCCGGACAGGTTTCTTGGAGCGACGCAGGAGCGTAAAGGGGCCTGGCGGGTAGTGGCCTGCCGTGTCATGGAGCGAGGGCCCCCTGTCAAATGGGAAATAAGCCCGCGACAAAAGGGGGAAACAGTGACAGTAAATGGCAGAAAAGTCTATGGCCGTGAAGTTTATGGTAACGGTAATGATGGTACGGCGAGAGTTATTCGAGTGAAGAAAAACAGGTTTGGCGAGAAGTTTGTTTGTTTCTTTTCGGTTGAGGCTGAAAAGACTTTCATCATTAGTAAGGCTCATTTTCTCGGCAGGTTTCCTGAGAAGCTTTCAGAGGAGGGTGATGGCTAAGAAGAACAAAGGTTTCGGTTTCACTGAAACCCCACGCCCAATGAACTGCTTTAAGTGTAAGCGTCGTTTCACGCCGTCAATTGTTCTAGGTTTTGTAGGTTTGTGCGACTCCTGCAAAAAGAACAAGAAAGGTAAGTAACAATGCCCGAACGACTCGACATGTCAGCGTTCGAAGAACAATTCTCCGAGAGTGAGGCTCGCCTCAGCAAGTTGATGCCGAACGAAGACTTCGATCGTTTGGCTTTTTTGAACGTACGAATTGATGACATAGAAGGTGTCATCACTCTTCGCGATAACGAGAATGACGCTCTCGAAATCTCTCAGGCTCTCCTCAACGGACAAATCGCAGAACTCCGCCGTCAGATTGACGTGCTTCTTCACGAGCGTCGGCCAATTGATGAAGCTATTTCTCGCAACACTCAAATCAACCGACTCGACTTTCGTAACAAGGAAGCTTACGAACGTGAGCGGCTACGACTTCTAGCTGAACTGGCTTCACGCGAAAGGTACCTCACCCAACAAAAGCTTCTCGATGAACGAACTAAGGAATTTCCCTGGCGCATCGGTGTCAACGGTAAGAAGGCACTCCCTCACCAACTTGACGGAGCTCATCGACTCGTTGCAGCCGAGCGGGGAATTCTCGGTGACAAGCCTGGCCTGGGCAAGACGCTTGAAATGATTATGACCATCGACTTGTTGCGTGCTCAAGGTAAGGCCAACAAGGTTCTTATCTTCACGCCAAAATCGGTGCTCCCAGACTTTGAGCGAGCTTTTAAGCAGTGGACCAACCCGACTTTCGTGCATGTGCTGAATCAAACTCTCAAGGGAATTAAGGTTGAACTCCTTGAAGTTATCAAGCACATGCCAGAAGCCATCGTCATCACCAACTATGAAGTCTGGCGCAAGGACAATTCAATCCATGAGAAGCTCAAGGATTGTTGTTTCGACGCCATCTTCTGTGACGAGGGTCATGTTCTAAAGGGTGCCAAGTCTGTCACCACTCAGAAGGTTCGTGAACTTGTCTTTGCCGAGAACCGTTGCCCAAGTTGTGGCCATCAGACTTTCGATGTTCGTGGCTTCGACACCATTTGTTCAGCCTGCGAGTTTCGAGCCGAACAGTTCAGCGATTTCTGCTCGGTCAAGAATTTCTACGTAGCAACGGGTACACCAATTCTCAATAAGCCAGCTGAGATTTGGCCTCCTCTCAATATGATCGATCGAGAAATGTTCCCGTCAGAAAAGAACTTCCTCGATGATTACTGCACAAAAGAGTACGACTACGCGACAAACAAGTACGTCTACACCTTTGGGTCTGGCGGATCTGATAGGCTCCTCAAGAAGCTAGACATGAAGTACACGGCTCGCACACGTGAAAGTGCTGGAGTTGTTATGCCGCCCCAGGAAATCAAACATCACTGGCTTGAGCTCGATCCGGAGAAGTACCCACGTCAGACGAAGTTCATCACAGAACTCCGCGACAAAGCGAAGCTTGCTTTCTCTGACACGGAGCAAATGACAACTCAAGCAGTTCTCGCCTGGTACACGCGAATGCGTCAGGCTGCAAGTTGGCCGGATGGAATTCAGATCAAGGGATGTTGGCACGATCCAGAATGTCTCGATGAGCAGGGACTTCCAGGACCGTGCATTGATCCTCGCGTCATCTTTCCGCCTCCGGGGACTCCGCCAATTGGTGAGTCCATCATGATGGACGAGTCAGAACAAATTGTCAATGAGGCTGTAGAAGATGGCGACCGAATTGTTGTCTTCTCGATGTTCAAGAGTGTTATCGCAGAACTTGAGCGTCGGTGCGAGATGAACAACCTCAGGGTCGCTAAAATCACCGGTGACGTGCCGGATCATGTTCGCCGTGGCTACATCGATGACTTCAATACCAACCACACAAAGGTTGGCGAGCATCAGTATGATGTGCTGATTTGTCAGTACCAGACTGCACAAGTTGGCCTCAACTTGAATGGTGCTCAGCAACTTCTTTGCATCGAGCGGGAATGGAATCCCGGCAAGGAAGAGCAAACAATTGACCGGCTCCGACGCATCGACTCGGAGTACGAATCCATCGTGCACATTCTCCATTGTGAAGGCACAGCAACTGAATTGATCGATGCGATTCAGGAGCAGAAGAAGAACATGCTCGATGGTTTCCAAGCCGATGTCGACTTGGCTGAGGCTATGAGGAAGTTCCTGGAGGGTTAATGAAGAAGCTTTACGCAAAGGTTGGAACTAAGATCTACATTCCAACTCCATGGGGAGAAATCCAGATTGGAACTAAGTACAAGTCGCTGGTTATTTGGCATAAGCGAAAGTGTCACATCATTAAAAGCCCTAAGGGCTTTCCGAACAACAGGTGAGGAAGTTCCTTGAAGGCTAAGAGAAATCTTTGTGGATATTGTGACGCAGGTCTACCGATACAATGTACTTGTGGGCCGGAATGGTTCGTTCGCAAGGAATACGTGAACGGCCATCTAGCCTGGTGGCTTTATTACTGGCCGCTAGGTAATTCAAAGTCAACGCGGGTAACGTGGGCTCGTAACTTCAAAGAAGCTAAGTTCTTTTTCCCGATGGCGGCAAAGTATTTCTTGGGGGACTGAAAAGTGCCACTTTCAAAAGAGCACCAGAAAATCTTCGACGACTGGCAGCAAGAAATGAGGGAGCTGACCCTAAAAGAAGTCCCTAAGCCTGGTGAAGTTTGGTCAGGCAATGCATCATGGAAGCGTCATCAAAAAGCTGAAATCATTTCCTACGATGAGAGCTATTTCCGAGTAAGTTGGAAGTCTCTCGAAACCAACAAGACATGGATCAGCTACCTGCGAGATTTCAAATCCATGTTCTCGTCTCCAAAGGAATGGGAACTCTCTGACAAAATGTGTGAAACAATGGAGGAGTGGCGCAAAACTTCTAACTGACCTAAATTCAGTCACCTAGCGTATCCGTGGCCGACACGCAAGGTGGCACAACTCGCCAGAGTGATCTCTTCCACATACGGTTTGACTGGTTTCTTACGGTCCTACTGGCTTGTGGGGGGTTACCTCACGTCGCTGGTGGGTTATACTCGTGGTGAGCGCTGAACGGGTAGTGAGTTTCCCATACAGTTGCTTCCCCCTACATCTTTCCCAGGGTTTTTCTTTCACCTTTGGATCCTGGGAGAGAATAGGGGAAAACCTAAGTTAGCGGTAGTAGTTCGGCAAGTGCGAGACATGGAAAGAAGTTTGGGCGGCCACCCCGACTTCTCCCAAGCCCCGCTCGAACTGAAAACTTAAAAGATTTTCGTGGGGATTCAACCTCGACGAGCGAAGGTCTTCTAGGTTATTAAGTTCGGGGCGATGTGTCGCAGACTCCCGAATTACTGCCGCTAATTTTATTTAGGGGTGAAATCTAGTGGCTAATAAACAGGACCTTGAAAACCAAAGACACCGACGCATAAGCGCAGTTTATGTCTACATGATTAATCTGATCGAGTCAGGCAAAGTAGCGCCAGGGGAGAAGCTTCCTAACACGGATTCTCTTAGAGCAATTCTCGGCGCTAGCACAGAAATAGTTAGCATGGCTCGGGCAATTCTCGTTAAGAACGGCCGAGTGAAAGTTATCAACAATAGAGCTGAAGGTGAACCAGGGACTTACGTTGTCTAGGCGAAAGCCGGGGGATTGGAACTCGCGTAAAAGAAGAAGGTTTAAGCAGTTTCTTTTTGAACGACAGGGCGGCGATTGTCCTTTCTGTCGGTACTACTTTGACATAACCCGGCTGATATTTTGGTACCACGCTGAAACTAAAACCTACTACCTTGTTTGTATGGGGTGTCATCCGTGACAACGTGGCTGGAATTTCGGAGTGAACCTTTAAGTGACGTGCCAGAGATTAACAGAAGGACAACTTTTAGCGCCGAAGGGCCAAAATACCACCTCACTTGCACCCATGTAGATTGTAGGTGGCAAGAAAGCGCGACAGATATTGTTTACTCTGACGAACTTCAATTTCGTCATGAAGACTGGCACGCAAATGGCATGCCCGAGTAATGCTAGAAAACGCAGCGATTTACGTCAAAGATGTACGCTCCCCAGGAAGAAAATACCCCTTTTGGGAATACACAATCCAATGTCGTCACGGTGGGTGCACTTGGAATTTGAACGGCAGATCAATTCGTAAGCTTGAGAATAAATTCGTCGACCATGACATTGATTGGCATGGAGACGGACTGTCATTTCCCAAGCGTCGCATGTAATCTAGCTACATGAAATGTGTAGCGCACCGCCTAGGCCTAAATCACGAGTGCAGAACTTTGGAGCAGTGTGAAAACTCTACTACTGATAGTGATGATATTGTTGACCCCGTCAGTTCTGATAGGAGTGATATTCCTTCCAGCAGCAGTGGAGTTGATTCTTCTGATTCTGCTGACTTTGACGATAGTGACCCTATGGAAGGTTTCACCACCTACAAAGACGACTCAGCCCTAAAAGACCAGCAGAGTACGGGTCGTAAAAGAGCAGCGAAGATGTACCCACTTGACGAGACAGCACTTTGCGAGTGGGCGTCGAAGAAGAATTGTGGTGGCGGAAAGTTCCCGATCGTGGGATGTCTGGCTAACTTGCAGCAGGCCCGCCACCATGGACCCGACAAGAACACGCTCAACAACGAAAAAGGTAACGTTCATAGAGTCTGCCACTCCTGTCACAATAGGTGGCACACTTTGAACGACGAAGGTTATGTGTGGGGTGACTTGTACGACGAACATTCACCCCGTGAAGCTGGACCAATTGACATTGGACTTAACGAAGAATGGTGGCAGGGGCGTAAAATTGTCAAGGCCAAAGATTAACTTCGAAGACTTGAAGAAGCTAGCAACAACTCAAGAAGAGCGAAATTCTCGCTGCGGCAAAAGAGCCTACAGCGTAACCGACGCAACGAAAATTGCTGCCGAAAGGTCAGCGTTTTCAGGTGTAGAAGTTTATGCCATGCCATGTTTTGGCGATTGCGGATGGTCAATCTTCCATCTGACTCGTGAAAAGCCGAGCCGTAGGGCAGAAGAATGGACCAGTCGCCAACTTGCTCTCGCAAAGAAGAATCAAAGGCGAAGCAAGGGGCAAAGGGTTAAGAACATTAACGGCGCAACAAAGAAAAGGCGTCGTAAGGCTACAGCGTTGGCTCAAATCTGTGACTGGGAAAATGAAGGTGGTGCAATTATTTGAAGCTAACAAGAAGTCAGACAGCCTACACCGCGTTTTTGATTAGCGAGCACAATCAAGGCCTACACGAAGAAGAGCCACATAAAATGTGTAGGCTCTGTCACCCAGAAGAAGCCAAGCTGCTCGACCAACTGAAAGATGAAACTCACTCTAACGAGTGAACTTTTGTTCAGGTCCTGTAACCGTCTAGTGAAAGGCTTGTAACTATGACCATAGGCATGGCATTAAACTTCCGCATGAGACATAATCGATTACGTCGGAAGGGGGTAACGATGCAGGCTGAGAAGATTCTCAGAGCAGCAATCTACATTGCCAAGCTTCGCGATTCTGGTGAACGTGCCCATGTTTACAGGATTCGCCTGGGCAAGAAGATTGCCGATATCGTCGATAGTTTCGTTGCCGAAGAAGTCCAGCGAGCAACGTCAGTTGCAAAGAGTGACCCGGCAGCAATGAGCTGGGCTGAAGTTGCTTCGGCTCTAGAAATTTCCAAGTCGGCTGCTTATAATAGGTACGGGAACAAGACGCGATGACAAACTTTGAACCAGAGCTTCACGACCTTAACGTCGACCGTGTCGATGCCCTATTGAAGCGTGTTGGCAATCTAGAGGAACTTCTAGAAGCCCTGTCAGAAACAATCACTGATGCGGTTGCAGGTAATCCAGAGTCACCTCAGGCGGCAATGTATGCGCTTGAAAGGTGGAATGATAGTTACCGCGAACTTAAGCGGCAAGAGTGAAAGTTACTCACCTGAGTTTTGAAGAGCGGTCAGAAGTTGCCTGCTACCACTCTGTTTTTAACGGCAGGCCAGATTGGCAGCTTGACAGTAACACAGGCCACATGGTACACTCTGCCTGTGGCAAACCCGCACCTGATCTAGTTCTAAGAATTTGCTCAGAATGCGGAAACGAGTTCATCATGAACTTTGGTCCTTCATGGCAACCTAAGTGTTTTGTTGTGAACGGCAAGGTTTATGAACGAGAATTCTTTTGCCCACCCTGTTACTGAGAACTTGTGGCCAAGTTCAAGGTAACGAAACTCACGTAACAGCGCTAAAGTTGTGGCCAACTAAAGCGTTGACTAACAAAGGTGTAAGTAGTGGGAACTCAAGTTGGCGTTTCCAATACTGAAGCTTCAAATGCTGATGCATGCGAATTGGCTTGGGGTTTCGGTTTCCATCCAGACATGTACTACCAGCTGCGCGACATGGGAATTGCGCGGCGTGAAGGACTTACCGGGCACGCGGCTCTGGAACTTCACTACAACGGACTGAAGGAAGGGCGCGACTACGATGATTGCGCTCAGGCCGCTCTAGACTTTCTTCAAGACCTGCGTGTCAAAGAGTTGATGGCGGGAGATTTCGTCGACGTCGAAATGCTCGAAAGCCTCAACTACCTTTACGACATCCTGCAAAAGTACTTCGACCACTACAGGTCAGAAGTTGATGACTACGAATTCCTCGGCATCGAAGACTTCTTCTCTCTTGAGCAGCCCGAGGAAGTTGATTTCTATCTTCCCACGCGACTCGACATGGTTGTCTACCATAAGCGTGGTGAGTTCAAGGGTGAAACTTCCCCCTTCGACCACAAGTTCACTTATGACTTCTGGCACCGGCCAAAGTTTGTTCTGAACTCTCAGTTCCCGCTTTACATTCTCGCTCTCAGGTCTGCAAAGTTTGCAGGCAAGCGACCGCCAGTTGTGAAGCGTGTAATTGTGAACGAGATTCGTCGACGTAGGTTGAAGTCACCCACGACTGACGACCTCTTTCGTCGGACGCCATGGACTTACACTTCTCACCGCCTAGACAGCGTCTTCAAGAATCACATGAAGAAGGCTGTAATTCTCGCCCACTACAAGCGTCTCCCGTGGGAAGAGTTTCTTGAGGAGTCGAAAGCTTCTCTCGGTTCGATGGCCTGTCAGTACTGCGACTTCAAAGACATCTGTGACATTACCTTTGAGGGCAAAGACCCTTCAAATGTCATCGAAGCAACTTTGAAGAAGAACGAGTACGGCTATCCCGCACTTGAGGAAATTCGCCGTGAGCGAGCTTGATCTCAGCGGCATGCTACCGCTTTGGATGGTAGAGATTTACCATTCAGAACCTGGTGCAACAAACCCATGGTTCAGGGCGGTGAATGGTGTCGACGAAAGTTCTGCTAGAAGAGCCGCCATCAACCTTTTCGTTGGTGACATGTTGAACCCAATCACCATCTACCAAATTCAAATCTCCGAGCTAGTTAAACCGGAGGGAGGCGAGAATGGCTCAAATTGACAGGTCACTTGATGAGTTGATGCTCAAGTGGCTAGACAAGAAGTCCAAGAGGCCAGATGAAATTACCGCCAAGGTTGTTCTTATCTTCTCTGAAGCTGGCCTAGGCAAAACTGTCCTCGCCTGTAGGTTGGGAAAAAGAATTGCCCTCATCACAAACGAGATGGCTGGCTCTTCTTCTCTAACGAATCACCCAGAGATTAAGAAAAACGTCCGCGTCATTCCCTTTACTCCGCCAGAATCTTACATGAACGGTGGCTACTGGGATTGGACGCGGAGAATGATCCCGCTCATCGAAGAAGGCAAGTTTCGTCATTATGACGACGAACCTTTCGACACGATTGTTCTGGACACCGTCTCAGGAATGATTTCCGACGAACTCCAGCAGATTGTGAAAAGTGGAGCAGCAACAGAGAAAGGTAAAGTTGCTGCTGAAGCTGCGGGACGCCCCGACTATCTGGTGTCGGAGCAAAGAATTCGGCCCGTACTTACGGACATTGCAAACCTCACTCGATGCAGTGTTGTAATGTTGTCGCATCAGCGGCTCGGGGATAAGCTCACACCCGGCGCAAATACGAGGGCTGATGCACACGCTGCGGCCTTCAAAGAAATCAACAAGTATGTCTCTGTAATGGCTTACTTGAAAATGGATGGCCCGAATAAGCGTGTGCTTCAAGTGATGCCGAATGGAAATGGCGTCGCTGTAAAAACTCGGTACCATTTTCCGAGTGAAGTCGTCTCCGATGACGACTTTGTGGCCCACATCGAAAAGTGGAAGGAATCAACAAGTGTCTGAGTACGGCGATGAGATTGACTTTGAGGGCGGCTTTCTTGATGAGGCCGGAATCAACGCGAACGACATTCCCGACGACCCGTTCGGGTTCGGCAATGACTTCCACGCTGTCTTTGTTGTTGAAGTTGGTGCTGTAAAGGTCACCAAGAACAAGGACAAGATTGGCATGATGGTGAAGTTTGCCGTCGATGAGGCCAAGTACCAGGGAAGCTTTGTTTCCAAGGGTCTTGGAAATGGAATGTGGGTTCAGCTTCCTGTCCCGCTCGCTCTCCGCTCTCAGATTCCGTGGGACCCGGAGGGTGAGAAGGAGCAGCAGGCAATGTACAACCTGAAGGAGCTTTACAAGGCTCTCGGGTTCGCGAAGGATGAATACGGCTCCGTCAACGGTAAGAAGATGGAGGGCCGTCGCGCCCTGGCAAAGATTAAGGTCGGTCGAACCGATGACGGTTTCTGGGACTTCCGACTCAACGCCATGAAGCCAATCGGTGACGGCAACGGAAATGACGAGTTCAGTTCGCAGACAACTTCTAACCCGGCAAAGTCTGCTGCCGAACTTCTTGAGGAAGAGCTGAAGGGCTAACCTCAAAAAGACCAGGGGTGGGTGAAGTTACCCCCAGACTTTGCCCACCCCTTCCCAAACAAAACAACCAGACGCAAACACAAAAGGGAATCAAAATGTCTAACACGCTTCGCTTCGAAATCGACACCGACGCTTCTTACACTCCGGCTGAAATTGAGGAGCTTCAGGAAGCTTGGGTTGGCTGGATGACGGATGTTGACCCCGATGCCGACGCTGACACGGCAGACGTGAAGATTGTTCAGCCGTCGAACGGTTCAATTGACGCCGACGCTGTAGCCAACTTCATCAAGCAGGGCGGGGAAGTTGAGTATCAGGTTCAGATTCGGCTCAAGGATTCCGAGGGCGTAACTGGCTCGGCTGTTGGAAGTGTTGGGAACCTCAGCTAAATGGACCAGCTAGAATTCGGTCAGCAATTTCTGCAAGCTGATCGCGGCGCACCTGGGACCGTGCCGGTAAAGGTTTACGTCAATGGTTTTCTTTTGGATGTCACGCAGGTGACAATTCAAGCGAGCGAAGACCCTGACATTGAACCGACTATCGTCATTCACTGCTGAGTCTTAAAGTTAAGCCCCAGCGCCTTCACGGTCCTGGGGCTTTTCTTTTAGGTTTAGTGGCCAAAACCTAATACCCTGCGGTGAAAGAAGGGATCTGGCTTGATTGGGGAATTTCAATTGGGATCGATGAATCCGGATGATGACGAAGAACCGGCTTTCATTCCCAAACAGGCTGAGTCCACCGAGAATTCAATTATCCAGGCGATCGCTTCTCCTAGGCGATTGTCTAACGCTTTTGATGTCATGGAGAACGACACAAAACTCTCCTATCTACTTGAAGGAATTCTCCCAGACAGTGGCCTGATTTACATCGGGGGAATTTCCGGTTCAGGGAAAACAATTCTCGCCATCCAAATGGCAACTGACATCATCATGGGTCGACCGTGCATGACATGGCGACTTGGTGACGCAATTGTTGGTAACGAGAAAGTCATCATGTTCTCGCTCGAAATGAACGAGCTAGAACTTGGTGAGCGCATGCGTCACATGAACCCAAAGCGCTCAGATGACGACAACAAGAAGTTCCAGGAACGTTTCATCACCTACTCAGAAGCTGAACCCTACAAGTTGTGGGAGCCAGCTCATCAGCTTGAGTTTATGAGAACAATTCGAGCTAGTGGTGCGACCATCATTTTGGTTGACAGTGCTTCTGTAAGTTTTGGTGAAGAGCTGAACAATCAAGCTCAGGTTAACAAGTCAATTGACTTTCTGAGAATGCTCAGGGCTAAGTTTAACTGGGCTATGATTGTCGTCGCTCACACGCGTAAGCCTCCAGCTGGCATCGCATCAAATCCGGCTGAAGTCACACTGAACGAATTGTTCGGTCACTCGGGTGTTTCTCAGAGTGCTTCATCAATCATCATCATGATGGAAGACGAGAAGCAGCGTAAGGAAACAATTACCAAAGGCATCGACGCCAAGGGTGTTGAGAAACGTGTTCACATTGTCAACTGTAAGGCCCGCTTCGGGGCTAATGGTGGCGCGTTCGTTTCAACTTTGACGTCGCAAAATGGTGTCGACAAAGGTGAACCTTTGATGTTCCGACGGAACGCGATTCCAATTGAAATGACAGAATCTCAACGCGCGCAAATCAATGCCAGCCCAGCTCTAGACTTGGGTAACATTATGGGCGGCGTCGACTTCGGCTCAGAAGTTGATGACGATGTCTAAGAAGCAACATCTCATCTTCTTCACCGAGGAGGAAATCAAAGCTCTAGCGAACATGTACCGCGTAGCCCACAAAGTCGTCGGTGAAGTTCCTTACGTTCAGACGCTAGAAACAAATGGCGGCAAGACGGCTTACGACAAGCTTCTAGAAAAGGTGGAGGAGATCAACGATGCTAACGGGAAATGAACTCACCTTCGAGTGCGAGGCTTGTGGTAGAGAAAAGTTTCTCGATCAACTTTCCATGGCAGACATGAAATGCATCAGCTGCATTATTAAGGAGCAGAAGTCTTGGCAATCCGCCACGTTTTCGCCTTCGATCCCGGTGACGTCAACAATGGGTTCTGCTACTTCAAACACGACTCAGTGACAAAGTCTGCTGACGTCAAAGTGATGAAGATTATGGGGCCGACCGAGCTGAGAAACATGCTCAAAGTAATTTGGGGAATCGCTCAGGCCAAAGAGCCCGACTTCCCAGACCAGCCAAACCCTCATAGTATGTTCTTCGTGGTCGAGAACTTTCGCAGTGACTCACTAGTTCGTGGAGCTATCTTTCAGTGGAGTGAGATGCTCACTTCACAGATGATCGGTGCCATCAAACTTTGCGCTGAATGGGTCGAGGCTCCAATTTACACTCAGGAGCCGAAGGATGTTCTCAACCCTGGGCGAAAGATCGTGTTCCCGCTTTTCGGCAAGTTGCCGCAACATATTCCAGACGACAAGTCAGCCTTCATTCACGGCGTCCACTGGATGCTTCAGAAAAAGTTGATTCGAACTATCGACCAGGTTACTTTGTTTGGGCAGGAGAAGCTGTGAAAGGTTGTTACAACGATCCAAGAACGGAATTGACTGAAGCTGACAAGGAAACAGTAGCCAAGTTTAAACTTTGGCTAAAGAGAAAAGAAGATATGAAGACTCGCCCGGAGGGCCCACTTCTAATGTGTGCAATCTGTGGCTACGAATGTTTCTGGGCCGATCAGTTCGAGTGTCACGAAGTTAGTCCTGATGTTTGGAAATGGATTTGCTGGGCAGACATCGACGGCGCGGGACTTTACGAAGGAAAGTAAATCACGAAGCCCCCTCCAATTTCTGGAGGGGGCTTTTTGCGTTCCTGTGTGAGTTTTAGCTGAAGGCCATTTCAGCTATGTCCATAAAGGGGCTCGTACTGCCCCAGATCCTCAATGTCATTTCGCATTTCGAACCTTTCTTCCTTTGAATACCGACGACGCCTTTGTCCGTCCGTGGTATTCGCCCATATGCCTTCCATGTCGTGCAACACAGAAAATTCTTGGCATATCGCTTTCACAGGGCAAGTGCCGCAATAGTCCTTCGCCTTTTTTCCAGCGAAAAGAGGGCTCTCTGAAAAACCCTCAAACGCCCTCTCTTCAGGAAAGAAGATGTACGAGGGAACACCTTTGCACGCTGCGGACCGTTGCCACCTGAATTGGTCGGCCACAAGTACAATCTAGGCCCGTTCTTACCTTGTGTCCACCCTGTGGGGCGTGTTGCGACCACTTTCTTTCGAAGTCCAACTTTGCCGGGGTTTGTCCCATCTAAGGCTCACTTAAGGGTCTCAGAAGAGGGTTGCCTACAAGGACCGTTCTATTTTTGGAACAGCCATCCCAGGACCCCACCAGAAATGAGCGAGGAAACCAAACCGGCGACCCACCAAACAACTTTCTTTTGGCCTGTCTTGATTTCTGTGATGTCATCTCTTATTTCGCGAATCAAAATCCCAACTTCACGAAATGTTCTCGGGTCGTCGGTGATTTCACTCCCTACTTTGCTCTGTTGATGACACTCATCACGTAAGCGTAAATCGACGGGTAGCCATTCTGTGGCTTCTTGTCATACATGTGGTTATAGCCGTAATCCCCGCCATACCATGTTGCGGCAGCTCCAGCCATGCCACGGCTGCCAAGATATTGCCCCAACTTGTACCGAGCAATCTGATCCTGAATTTGTGGAGAGCTCATAAATTGCTGATACGTAATGTCATGACCCAAAGCTTCCTTATCCCAACCCCCAGGATTAACAAAGTTACTCTTGAGAATTTGGTATGCTCCGGAGGCTCCTGAGGGGTTTGTCGCTGTGTAGTTGCCGCCCGACTCCTGACCCCGGATGGCACTCATAAGGCGCCCGAGATCGCCAGGAACCGACGTTGTACCGGCGGTAACTCCACTGGTGGCACCATTGCCCGAACTGAGTCCTGCGAACGGCTGTAGGACGCTCTGAGGCTTTGGATCAGGCAGCTTCATTTGGGGCGTATATGCCCCACTCTGTCCGATCTGTCCCAGTCGGCTAAGAAATGAATTTAGATTCGAGTCTCCGCCAAAACTTACAGTCATCTTCACACCTCTTTCACAGGACTTTAGTATGGCCTGATGATTAGTGTAGGCGCACCATTCGAATTGTTCAAGTTCGATTCAATTGTGCCAAGTTTCGGGTTGGCTGCGTGAACAATCTTTCCATTGCCGACGTAAATTCCTACATGGTGATAGTTCCCACCGTAGAAAACAAGGTCACCAGGGCGAATGTTGCCAACCGAAACTTGCCTACCAGTTTTAGCCTGTTCGTAAGTTGTGCGGGGGAGTGAAACTCCCATTTGCTTGTAAAGCTGCTGAACTAGGCCTGAACAGTCAATTCCCTGACTGAGAGAATTACCACCCCAAACGTACGGGGTGCCATTCTGCATCACCTTAATTGCGTTGGCCGCTACTTGTGCGCCAGCATTGTTCGACGACGCCCCAGGAATTACCGAACCTGAAGTTGTGACCGAACCAGTGAAACCGTAGCTGCCGAGGTTTTGAATGTTAACAGCTTGCTGATAAGCATTCTTGGCTTCAGCGGTTTGAGTCGCCAGATTGCCGAAGTTACCAATGTTGTCCAGCTGGGTTTTACCGGCCGACCCAAAGTCACCGAGGTTTAGTTGAGGTTTACCAAACTCGTCGAACTTTAGGCCAGCCGACTTTTGAACCAGGTCATTTGCTAGGCGGGTCGTGTTGTCGGATTTCATGGTGTCGTAAATCGACTGGCCTGAATCTTTCCGACCTGCAAGTTTGTCGGTGAAGTCTTGGCCAATTGTGTCGACAGTTTGACCCTGCTGCATAATGGTCGGCGTGTAATCGTAGCCGATACCTTTAAGTTTTGGGTTGTTAATCCCCAGCTTGGTTGTAAAGGTTTGGTAGGGCGTGGCCACTTTCAATCACCCCATTATCGAAAAGCGCACCAGCGACGTCAAAGAAGAACTGCCTTTCACTTTCTTCTAGATTATCCCAATCATCCCAAACTTTCCCTTTCTTGTTAAATGGCCTCAACTTCTGTCCAGCTTCGTAAATCGCCCTACCAACTTTATGACCGTCGGTGCTGTCCATAACTTCCTTCCACTTCTCGTCTGAAATCATCGCCCTTGTTGCTGACCCTTCTGCTTAAGGTAATCCCGCAAATCAAACTCAGCAGATTTTTGATACTTCCCAGTGTTGACAATTTTAGCCCCAGTCAACAAGTTCAGAATGTTAGTCCAGTTCGGGAAACCTTCAGCTTTAGTTGAGTCAGAAACCCCAAACTGCCCCGATGCCCTACCAAGTTGTGAGGCGACAGGAATCTGCTTCGCAAAGTAGTCTGCCCATTGTCCGTTGGTGTTTCCGATTGGAACATTTCGCCCAAGGGTTTGACCGTTAGCGATTTCAACTGGAACCTTTCCCATAGGGTTAGCCATGTCTAGCGCACTTTGACCCGGCTGACCAAGAAGTGAAAGAACATCGAGAACTGGCGTCGAAGGGTTGACCGAGAGGTAACTTCCTGCGGCTCCAGCAATGGGCCCAATTCCGCGATTTCGAAGCCAGTCAGGGAATAGTTGGTCCCCGGGAAATGGGTCAGTTCCTTGTTCCGTCGGCGTGACACCATTTGCCAATCCAATCGCTTCCATGAGTCGCGGGTAGGCCATAACTTTTGGTGAGTTAAAAACAGCGCTCTCGATGGCCAGAGGAATTGCTTTTCGCGTCCACGAGTAGAATGGGAAGACTCGCTTCATAACGGTCTTCTCGAACTTGGTCAATCCCAAACCGTCGGGGTGCCACTTTCGTACGCTTCGAGCTGAACTTTCGACAGCGGAAGTGAAGCTTCCCTTATGTTTAATGATTCCATCAATGAATTGCGCCAGGCGCGGAATGTGATCCCGGATCTCCGAGACCTCGTGAACTCCTCTTTGACCTCGTCCGCCAAGCGGCCTGAATTTGTCAAGGATAGAACTCGTGTCTGAGGTAACATCTTCCAGAACCCTAGCACTTGGGAGAATTCCCTGTCGAAAAGCTGCCGTGTAAATCATGTCAGCTGTAACTTTAGTGCCATTCTGCATTGTGACGACGACACTATTACCCTTAGCGGGAATTGAAAGTCCAGCGTCAGGCTTCACCATTGAACGTGCGACAGCTTGTTCTAGAGCCTTTGGTCCAGAGAGAGCTTCAATTGAGTTCGGGTTAAGTTTCCCGATTTCGGCAAATTCTCCGTACCGACCCTTCTGCGCCAACATTACCTTGATAGCTTGTTCGTACCGCTGAGGTTTGTTGACGCCTGCAATCCAGTTGTAATACATGTCACCAATGAGGTTAGTCATGTGGTGACCTGGAATATAAATCGTCAGCGAAGCCTTCAGTTTCGAAAGAACGTGGTCAAAATATTGGAGCGACTTACTGTTAGGCGTGGAGGCTTCATCCAACATTCGGACAAAAGTTCGCGCCTGAGTAGCCCCCTCCTTATTGAAGAAGTATCCTGCGAGGCGTGGGTGATCCACTCCAAATTTGACGTCACCATGCTTTGTGGGACTTCCGAATCGACTCGCGATTTCATCGAACATTCCCTTTTCGCGAACGGTGTGCTCAACTGCGTTCTGAACTTTGTGAAGAAAATCGTACGGCTTGGTGACATTCCAAGCCTCCCAGGAACGCATCCAATCGAGACCCTTAGAAAAGTCATGGGTCACCCCTGCCGCGTCGGTGACTTTGCCAGCCTCAAACTTAAATTGTCCCAGCCCGAACCGCTTTAGATTTTTGTTGAGTTCATCCAGAAGAAGGCGATTGCGCCCAATGACAGTACTGTCAGCAATTGCCCCAGAGCGTAGCCCGCTACCACCAAAGAGATTCTCCATGACCTTGGCAATTTCGGACTGAAGTTCTGCGACCTTGCCGGTTGCAATTCCATTTTGCTGCGCAGTACGAAAAGCTTCGTGCCAAAGGTCAGCGTCACTCGGATCAAATCGACGACCCAATTCATTAATCAGCCTCGCTCTTCTTGCAGTCGTCGACATTGCTCCGGCTTGGCCAACTTCAAAAATTGGACGCATGTCTTGGACGCCGTAAGCTGCGTTAAATCGAGCGCCCAGCCATTCTCCAACTCTTGCAGCTGCGCCAATTGCTCCAGAGAGGCTTTTCGGAGCTGGCAAATCTGCTGCTTTAGAAATCGCCTTCGTGACGGAACCTAGGAAATCTGCGTCGTTGACGATTCCCTGACCGGTCCGGCCAACTTTCCCAAGCCACGCTTCTGTCTTCAGGTTGTTGGACCTGAGAGCTGTGTTAATTGGGTCCGTGACACCGGTCAAATTACCGACGTAATTCTTGGCTACGTGAGCCCCTACATCTCCAGCACCTTCCGCGGCCGCAACAATTCCAGCTGACTTCTGAGCCTGGGTGAACAAGTCTTTCTTGCGTCCGGCAGACAAGTTCAACTTGGCAATGTTATCGACAGCGTCCTTACCGACTTCAATTCCACGCTTGACTGCTGGAGCGGCAACAGTTGCTTCAGAGGCACGCAGTTTCTGCAAGGCTTCAATTTGATCGGGCGAAAGGTGCGCTAGAGATTTAGGGTCACCACGAAGGATTCCAGTGATGAAAGCATGTGACTTACCAAGGAACTGCGGCCCGAGCGCTTCCGCAACTTGCGAGAGTCGGAGCGGGACACTTTCCGATGTTTTGGCCGCACTGTGAGGAATTACCCCCTTGCTGATGAAGTAGTTCTCAACTGACCTTAGAACTCTGACAGCTTTGTTGAACTTTCTGGCGTCGCTGAACTTGAGGCTACTTGTGATCTGGTTCCACATTCGAGCTTGCTGGGGACCCGAATAGCGAACGTTTCTCCCTTCGGCAATTGCCTTTGCCAAAGCTTCGCCAGTTCCAGGAGCCATTCGACGCCCAAGAATTTCACCCTCAAACTTTCGCACTACCTTGTTAGCAAGGCGCGCTTCGGGAACTTTTAGCCTAGCGGGGGAGGGGTGAATGACAATTTCGTCAGCTGTCGCTCTGTTTGTGACTCGACGTTCAATTTCCCTTGTTACCGGCCGAGCGGCGACAAGGTCCTTCTTGATGGCCTGCAAAAGTACAGGTGCCATCTTTGCAGGATTGTGCCTAAGCCCCTTAGACTTTACGGCACGGTCAGCCTTCTGGAGAAATTCGTAAGTGTGGGTCCACTTGTTTCCTTCATCGACGAGCTGAAGGTACTGAGAAGCACGCTGCATCCAACTTGGCTGACCCATACCGGCCATTTTGGCAATTTCCGCAGCAACTGCCTTTTGGTCCCGGGGCGTCATTGTGACTCCAGGTTCGGAGCCACTTTCCCGACGGCCAATGTTGCTAAGAGTCTTGAAGTCGAGAGTCTTGCCAGGGGGGACTGATGAAAGTTTAATGTCGGTGGCTGGAATTGTGGCACCTTCGGTTACCGCACTAATTGGTGCAGCTTCATCAAGGGCGGCTTTTGGAGCAAGTTCTGAAACGTTCTTCAACTTCAAGCCCTCAAGAATTGGTGCCACCGTAGAACTTGCAGCTCTAGCGGCGTCGACGCCTTCAGTAATAGCCTCAGCAGACTTTCCAGTTTTCGACAGGGCGCCAATTCCAGGTGCGATAAAGTTCATCGGGTCTGCACCAATGTCAATTGGCAGACCGGCTAGCATTTCATTTCTGAAATACTTTTCCCTAGCGTCAGGGCTATCCAAATTGTCAGGAACCGCAGCCTGAAACAAAGTCTTCTCGTACCAGGGAATCTTGTTAATTTCTTGGAGCTTATCTTTGACCTTGGCCCAATTCTCTGGCTTCATCGCGTCTTCTGTAGACATGTGAAGCTCTTTGCGAATTGCTACGTCAGAGAAATGAGTTTTGTCAGTGGGGTCTGATTGCCACTCATCATTGATATCGACACCCGGTAGAGCATCAACAATTCCCGTAGCCCCCCGGAGACCCGCTCCCACTCCCTTTGCTGCGCCTGCGATTCCACCTCCAATTGTTTTGCCAATGTCTGCGAGTACTGAATCATTGTTATCGCTCTGATGTCCCGCCAGAGCTTCATCGAGGGCATTCGCTACTCCATAAAGTGGAGTCTGGAGAGCGTCGAAAACGCTGCTAAGAAAAGTCTGCTTGTGGGCAGAGTTGTACTTCTTTTTAGCTTCAGCGTTTTGCTTGGCAATTTCTTTCAAAGTTGCCTGAGCAGGCTGAGACCAACCAGCATTTGCCATAATCATTGCGGCAGTATTGCGAATCGAATCAGCCTGTGGAGAGTACTGATTTTGCAGAAAGCTCAAGTTCAGAGGCGTGTATTTTTGAGCCATGTCACCTCAGCTTTCCTAGATACGCTTCAAGTGCCGCAATTGTAGAGTTAATGTCGCCGGTAGAGTAGCGACCACCCTGCTTGGCAAATTGCGACCTGAGAAGATCTTCCATGTACTGCTGACCGACATCGCTGTACGTCGGTGATTTACCCATCGACGGGTCGCCGGGAGTCAGTTGGAACTTACCATTGACAACATCCTTGTTGGAAAGGACATTATTCAACTGTTCCATCAAATTCTTGGCAAGAATCGGCTGGTCCGGGTACTGCGATGCCAAATAGTTCTGAGCTCCGGTAAGCCCCGTCGTCAGGCCAGAACTTCCAGTCCCAGCACCAAAGCCACTTGCTGCACCACTCAAAGAAGAGTCAGCCTTCGTTGCATCAAGTTGGTACTGGTACAACTTCATCATGTTGTCAAATTGCTGCTGACTCTGCGTCTGAACTCTCTGGGCGTCCTGCTGCTGAAGTTGTGCCAAAAGTGCTGCTACGGCAGAAGTCTTCGACGCGTTAAGACTTTGCTGCTGATCACCATTCTGTAGAAGGTAATCTTGCAGCTGGCCCATAATATCCTGAGCCGTATTTTCACCAGCCATCTTGGCATTGTTACCAAGATTCTGCGTGTAGTCACTTTGAGCTTCTTGCTGCTGCTGAAGTGCAGTCTGAGCATTCTGCTGGTCCATCTCAGACTGGTTCTGAAAGTACGCCTGGTCATCCTTAGACTGCTGAGAAGCATCCTGAGAGGCCGCTTGGACCCCTAGGCGCTTCAGTACGGCATCCTGCTGCGCTGCCTGCTGGTCGTACTCACCTTGCATCTGTTGCTGAGCCTGGTCGTAGCGCTGGTTTGTTGCGTCGTCTTCAGCTTTAAATTGTTCAGTCAGACCAGGGAGTTGAGAGAGGGTGTCTTTTGCCAGGGCTCCATACATGTCCCGAGCTGTCTTAGCAGATTGTGCGCCACGCTTACTGTGAACTTGCGCGTCACTTCTGAGTGCAGAAATCTGGGGATCGTATTGTGCCGCAACTTGCTGCTGAGCCAACTGTCGAAGCTGGTCAAGTGGCGTCGCTGCAACATTGATGTTGTTAGCTGCACCAAAAAGCTGTTGCTGAAGAAGTTGGAACGGGTCAGTTGAAACTAGACCAGACTTCTGCTGAGCCTGAAGTTTCTGATTCGCAGCCTGACGTTCAATCGCTTCGGCAAGACTTGAAGCTTGAGTTGCTGGCTGACCAAGACTAACGGGAAGATTAAAGATAGAAGAGCTAGACTTCTTCTTGCTACCCTTTTTCTTGCTTTTAGGGACCTGCGGGCCATAAGGTACACCGCTCACCCCAGGAATTGGAAGTGACAATTAAATCCCCAATTTAGCCGCGCGTCGACGGATAGCATCCTGTCGAGCATTGTTGATTTCAGTCGCGAGCTGGCTCAAGAAAGACTTCTGCTGAGCCCCCAAATCTCCGATCTGGTCAGTTTTGCCAGTCACTAGACTTTTGACCCGGGCGTTGAAGTCTGTGTTGTAATTTCCAAGAGCGGTCGCAAATACGCCTGAATGAAGAATTCCTCGCCCGGCGAAATCATTCTGTTGATCCAAGCGGTCTTGCGCGCCCTGACGATTGAGCGCTCTCTGACTTTCCGCATAATCCCGATTGACGATGCCCGATTGACGTGTGTAATTGGAATTGTACTCCGCCTTTGATCGCTGAAAGTCTGCAAGCTGTTGCTGGTAAGTTGTGTCACCAGCAAGATACTTCGACAACGCGGAAGTCGGCTTAGTCGTCTTCGGCTTTTTTGCTTTCGCTGCTGTCTTCTTCGAGTTATTCTGTGTAACTCTTTTAGCGGCAGCGGCAGCTTTTGCGGCAGCTTCATCTACGACTGGCTGAATTGTCGTCGGTCCAACATTCGAAACAGTTGGAGGGGCGCCGCCAATGATTGGGACTGCCATTTAGAGCCCCCTCAACCGACGTCGAATTGCTTCAATTCTTGGGTCAGTTCCAGAAACTTGACTTTTCTGCCCAACCATTTCCGGAGCACTGACATCAAGTCCCCAGTTATTTGGTGGACTGATTTGATTGGGAACTTTCTTCACAACTTCGTGATAAGGTTCTCCGGGTCCTGCACCAACACCCATGTCAGGTTTGCCCTGGCCGTAAGTGTTCCAGGATGTGTACTTTTGACCAATGGTTTTTGAGCCCCTGAGAAAGTCCAGCGGATCATAAGTTGCCATTTACATTCCACCTCCCGCCAGAACATTGGCATTCATTGGGTTTCCACCCATTTGCCCTTTGAGTCGACGTAGAATCGCATCCTTGCGGGCTTTAGCTTGATTGTCCCGTTCGGCGTAACCAAGTTGACCGGAGCCTGAGACCGGTCCAATGTTCGGCATACTTCTTCCGCCACCGTACCGCTTATTTCCCGCAGCGTAGCTGTTAAACTGGCTGGCATTTCCTGGCGGGGGATTCGGGACTCGTTTGTTGCCAAATTGATCCACCTCAGTTCACCGCCTCCGGTGCAAGTTCCTTAGCGGCAATAAATGCTGTCAACGAGTAAAGTCTAGCAGGGCCGTCGGTAATATTGCCAGCGGTAATTAGGTCGACCTTAAATTGAATCACCCTGAACCGGAGACTTTTACCGAACCTGATGAATCTACGTGCCAGTCCTGCACTTTGTGGCTGCTGAACAACTAGGTCAGGAATCGTGAACAATGGGTACGCCCACGTGTTCAATTGATGCCACTGGTACGTGTGAAGTTGCGCCCATGTGACTCGATAGGCAATCGTGAACGGGAACAAAGTCCCTGTAACATTTCGACCCGTGATGCAGTCAATTCCCCAGTGCATCAACCTTTTGAAGCGGTGCGAAAGTCCGACGTCGTAGGCTTTTGTGGTCATGGAGCAATTGATGTCTACGAAGTTTGGGGTCAGCTGACCATTTTCTTCAATGACATCTTCGTAGCGGTCCTGCATAATGTAGAGCTTCAGGTAAGCCTTCCAGGCTCCAGAACTACCAAATCCGCCAGCGTCCGTGACTTTTCCAAGAGCGCTTGCAGCAATGTAGGACTCATATCCTCGATTGAGATCGGTATTTGTATTGTCAAGTCGAATTGCTCTCCCGATATAGTTGATACTTTCGTCGTTACTTTCGTACCGTGTCCAAGCGCGAAGTCGAAGATGGTAAATATAGAGACGATTGAAGAATCGGCAATACAATCTGTCCCCGACGAGGGAGAGGCTTTGCCCGAACTTCCACCATTCATCAACTGTCGCCGTCTGCCCTTCGAAAGGTGTGGTGTGGTCGTACTCAAACGGAACTTTCACCGAGACGCGAGTGAAAGTGTAGTTCGTCATTTCGTAGACTTCATTGTACTGAAGCAGGAAAATCGAGTTCTCGTAGCCTACGACACAATTTCGACCCATGACGCCAATGTTGGTCGAAATGTTCTGCAACACTGCCTGAGCGGGTCCCTGGTCGTAACTTAGGACGTAAGTTTTGTTGTCCTTGAAAATAACTAGGTTGTCTTGGTAGACCGCCAAGTCATTGACGGCATCTCCGTCCCCGACATTGATGTCGAAGAAGGAAGACCCTTGAAATGTTCCGAAAGTAGCCAGGTCTGAAAACCAGAGCCTAGAACTGTCGGTGATGTTTCGTCGACCAGAAATCCATAGGCGGTCTTTGTAAACTGTTGCAGCGTAGCCCCTTGGCATATTTGGCAAGGCGGTGACGAGACCGGTACCGAGGGCGTAACTTTGTCCAGTTCCCAGTGACGCGCTTCCGCCTTCGGGGCCGGGGCAAAGGTAGATGGTATCGGAGTACCGAATAGCAGCCTGATAGGTACCGTCAGCAATTTTCTGAATGGTACCGTCGTTGACTCCACCAAGAAAGTAGATCCAGGCCGCAAATGCTCCAGTGTGACAAGAGTTGAAGATGATGAATTGTACGCCTTGGTAAACAAAGCTTCCAAGAAGGAGTTGGTCACTTTCCGGCGGAAGGGTTCCAGTGGTTTCAGTTCGCGAGATTCCATAGAGCAAAGTCCAGGGTGGTCGACTTTTAAGGCTACCGTCTAGGTCGATGTCAAAGTTGACACAGTCGACCATTTCATTGTCGGCAATAGCTGAAATATCGGAGTAGTTGTTAATGCCACCAGAATAGGGGCCGATCTTAAGTTCTTGAACGGCGGTTTTAGAATCAGCCACTGGTCAACATACCTCCATCCAGGTAAGTGTCATCTTCCGGCAGAGTTGTGATGGTGGGATAGTATTCCGTCGTTGTATCTTTCTCCTGATTCTTCAACTTTTGAACTTGGGCTGAGAATTGTCCCGCCTTGAAGGATGCCATTTGAGGGTTTTCATCGAGTTCGTAAGCTTGCTGGAGACAATACTGGACGACTGCATTGTGATACCTTGTGGGTAGGCCCAAACTATCGGCCAAAGTTGTGACAGTCGCTGGGAATTTAGCGTAGTAAATCCTCAGTCCACCAGTGATATTTTGGTTCGGCGTCGGGAAAAGTGTGACAGTCCCACCGTAGACCATGAAAACTTCAGGCTTAGCATTTCCGTAGCCACCCTGCTGGACGGTAGCTTTGAAACCATCGATGTATTCATTAAACTCAGCGAAACTCAACGACCTGAGCCTAAAATTGTTGTACATCAAACTTCGCAGAGTGTCGATATCTGTCGGCATTGTGTAATCTGCCTGAGCATTCACAATGTCAGCAGTGGCGACAGTCTCTAGAAGTTGTTCATTGTCCGTAGTGACTTGTAGCTGAGCATCATTAATCCACCGAATCAAATCGTCATCGGTAATTTGAACCCCAGCGTCATCACCAAATGTACGTCTTACGCGCGTGGCGACGTCCGATACGTTCAAGGTCAATCAACTCCCCATCGCTATTTTTAATGAGGTAGGAGCTTTTGTTGTTGCGAATTACAGCCTGCGCCATTTCATGCTGCTCTTGGCGGCGTTCTTGATTAATCTTCGCGTTGTAGATCTCCTTGGCACTATTGTAATTGTCGAGCCAGGTCAACAAACTACCCGCGTTATTCTTCTGTCTCGACTGAAAGACCGTAGCCAAAAGGCGTTCATCTGCTTCCATAGCTGTGCAGATCAAATATGGGCGGCCATTCACTGGGAAACAGACGACACGAAAAGGTTCATCTTTTTCATTTCGGCGTCCCGGCGGGATCCACTGAAGTTGCAAATTAGGGTCAAAGTCTTGTAGGATTTCATTGACCCTGCGCTGCTTTTCTGAGATCCAATTCTTGCCGTCGTTCGACGGAAAGTAAATGTGACCATCGTCAGTAAGGTCCATCTAGTTAATCCTTGTCGCAATGATTTGAGCCCAGTACTTTGCTCCAGAAGTTCCCGCAGCCACGGCAACAACTGAAAGAATTCCACCAGCTGTATCGAGCTTAACTTTCGCAGTTGAAATTACCGCTCCACCAGGGTTCAAAATACGCGTAATTGGCGTCGCTCCAATGAGGAGACGCATATTCGGAACATCTGCATCTGCCGGAGTTCCGGTAATCATCGAGTTGACTACAACTTCATAAGTTCCAGCAGGAAGTGAAGTTGTAGTTGAAATTGCTGCACCGACTCCGGGGGTTGTAACAGGAGCGGTGGCAGTGTCAGTAATAGAAGTTACGCGCGCCGCGACAGGAATAGAAGTTTCAATTGGGACGCCCTGGCTTCCGGCTGTAGCTCCAGAAACCTGCATAGCGTAAACACCATTTACAGCGTCAACGGGAACAAACGCTCCCTGCATCATTGTCTGTAGTGACTGTGCTTGTGTCATTTTCCTCCAGATATAATTAAAGGGGGCGGATGATGGGGTTTTAAAACACCCACAATCCGCCCCCACAACCAGACGCGAAGCTAGTTTAGCTCTCGGTGATGTCGCTCACAAGACCCTGAGAGTTTCGACGGTGACAACCGAGCTGACGGTAAGTGTAAAGCGTCGCATCATAGGCGTCAAAACCAATGACACGCTGCCACTTTGAACCGTCTCGGTCCATGAAGGACCAGTCACTTTCACGGTAGTACTTCAGAGTCTTTTCGTTCAGGAAGTACATCCTGTTCGGCTGACAATCCAGGTCGGAGATAAGAGGAATCTCGCCATTGTCAGTCGTGAACTTCAGACCCTTGAAGCCACCCTCAAATTCAGTGACATTCGAGTATTCTCGCTGCTGAACGAGAAGGTTGAAGTAGCTTCGGCGAACACCGAGACTCGTCGTAATCAGGGTCGTCTTTCCACCCTGGGTACGAATGTCGTCGATCTGCTTAATCATCAGCGACTCAGAAAGTGCGCGGTTCGTGCCACCGTTGGCATTTACCGTCGACTTCCACTTCGTCTCAACCGTAGGGTCGATGTTGTAAAGCGTACCCGTGGCAGAAACAATCTGGGACAGGCCAATTGTTTCACGGTTGAGAGAACCGGTACGGACAACAATGTCACCAGAAGCACCAGTAGCAATTGCTGCACCATCGACAACAATTGAAGTGTTCGGGGTGACTGCTGTAACATTTCGGGCCGTAGCCTTGAGCGTAACACCCGTCGAGTCGTAAACATCTACGACCATGCCAACTTCCATGTACTGGGTGTTGAGCGTCGAGATTGTGTTGACTGCGTAGGCGCCGGAGGAAACCATCAGAGCACCGACAGAAGTTCCGAAGACCTGTCGGTTCATGTCCTTAGAAACGTCAGCCTGAAGACCTTCCATTTCCTGGTCCAGGACTGACGCAAAAGCCTGACCGTTAGTCTTTGCAAGTTCCATGGTCTGACCCGAAAGTCGAACCGAACCGTAAAGATAGGCCAGAGAAACACGGGCCGACGCGTAACCTTGGTTCATCGCCGTCGGCAGCTGTTCCATTTCAAGTCGTGCACCAATTCCGTGGTTACGCTTCACGTGAATTGGGAAAACAACGTACTTTCCGCCGACATCAGAAGTGACGCCTTCAGAAGTACTTTCAAGCCGCTTCGAAGTTACCAGCTCATTCTGGAGCTGCTCCTGAATCTTCGGCTCGTAGATTTCCTTGAGAATGTTTGTTGCGGTAGTGAGGGTTGCCCCCATAAACCTCCGATTTAAGAATTAAGCTGTTGATTCACCATCTGAGCAACAAGTGCCCGCCGGTCCTTGTCACTCAACTTGGTTGGGTCAATTGCCTGAGAAGGGAGACCCGTTCCTCCACCAGAATTTCCCATCACCGTGGGGGCGAATGGGCGGGGATTCTGCTGAAGGATGTTCTGAGTCAGTTGCTCGTAAGCTTTGGCTGCATCTTCAGACGACGCACCATTCGCCATAAGTGAGAGAAAATAGTTCTCATCGAATGCCGGGTACTTCGTCTTCAGCTCATTAATCTCAGCATCGAGCTTTGCGTCAGCGGCCTGCTGAACTTTCATCTGCTCTTGCTGAAGAAGTGTCTGAGCTACGAGATCCAAACCTTGCTGCAACTCATCAAAACGCGGGTCTTGGAGATTCTGGGGTTCAACTTCTTCCCCTTCTTCCCCTGAGCCTACGGGTTCACCTGAACTGAATCCGTGCGCTTCTGCGAGTGCATTGTAAACAGCCTGGGGATCAGTTTGAACCATGTAGGCCAACTGAGCCGCCTGCTCCAAATCCTGCGGTGAGATTCCAGTCTCAAGAAAAGGCTTGAAACCCTCAAACTGCGAAAGTTGCTGATTGACGGATTCAATTTTGTCCTGAGCCGACTTGTCCCACTGCTGAAAATGTGGAGTCAACGTCTGGTGAAACTGTTCCGGAATTGCACTCAGAGCCTCCGTCCAAGCTGGATTCAGCCCTGGAGAACCCTCACCGCCGTCGACAGGGGTTCCCTGTACCTCTCCACCTTCAACTGGACTGCCCATCATTCCCCTTTTCTGGCCCGTACCCCTAGGGGGCCCTAGACCCAATTACAAGTTACTTCGACTCTCGCGAGTCGACAAGAGCTTGACGTACGAAACAATCCTTTGCCTCAAGAAGCTTTCGGAGTCCGGCCGTCAATTCTGGACCGTCCTTCAGGGCCCAATACATTTCGTTCGCGACATCGTAAAACCTCTTGGAAACATCCCTGAGCATTTCAGGTAGATTCTCGTTAACTTTGAGCATTTCCATCAAATGCTCAGTTCCCGGATGACGGCTCACTATTTGTCACATCTCCCAAAGTATTTGTGTCACAAGCAATTGCAGCGTTAGCCCAAAACATTGCTTCGCGAAGCTTCTTGACACATTCTTCGCGAGCGTAACCTTTTGGGACCACGTCAACAATCCAGTGAGCCATATTTGCGCAGCGCTGCCTGACAGCATCATGAAGTTCAGCAGTCATGTCAGTCGCAGGATGAAAGCTAAAGTCGTTGCTAATTCGTTCGTGCGACTGATGCATTTTACTTTCCTTCCGGCTTCTTTGCACCACGAAGCTTTGCCAGTCGGCGCCTTGCTGCATCACGAGATGCTGTGACAGCGTCAGCTTTATTATCGGCCCCAGGATTTGCACCCCGCCCCGGCATGAAAGGAGGTGCCTTCTTCTGTGCTGGGATCATTGCCATCTTCTTCTTGCCCTTCTCGTAAACTTCTTTAAGAAGACCGTTGTCCATCATGCCGTAGAAACAGGCATGTAGTCAGCAATTGTCGTACGGTCCTGAATCGACCTAAGAGCGAAAATCATATCATTCACGCTCAGCCGGTCGAGAACAACGCTCGTGTAGTAAGTGCCATTTGCGGCCGTCAGAGCATTTCGAAGCGTCTGAACAGAAGTGTAGTTCAGCGGAGTGTTGAGCTCAAAGTTCGAGTTTCCAGCAACATCCGTGTAAGGCAAGTCTGCCTTGAGCGAGTTCGGGAACCCAATGTTAGGGGGCCGCATTTGGTTGTAGGCCATTTTGTGTCCCTTCCCCTTGTTTCGGAGCTTCTTGACTCGGGTCAGCCTGTGAATCTTGCGGAGATCCTGCAATCTGCTGCAACATTTCAGGGGAGACCTGACCGTTTTCCATTCCACCTGATGTTACAGCATTCTGGCCTTGCTGAGGAGCAGGCTGACCAGGAATTGCACCCATGGCCATCATGTGCTGATTAACATGTTGCTCAAAAAGAGCTTTAGTTTCTGGCGGAAGCTGCTCGTACTCTTGAGACTTACGGTAATTGTTGTGAGCCTGAATGTGAATCTCGTGGGCGTCGAAAGAGTTCACAGGAACAATCAGCGGAGGCTGAGTTGGATTTCCAGCCTGATCGGCAAGTGGCTGGCCAGTGTTCGGATCAATTAGACCCTGAGAAGGATCTGGCTGACCAGTGCTGGGGTCGGTAGGAACAAACGTCGAAGCGTACTCAGAAACTTGATCCTGAGTCACGGATGCCATCCGCATATTCTCGCGAGAAGCCTGCGCATAGTCCACACGAATTTCTTCATACAGACGTTGTACGCCACCCATGTCCATAAGTTCCAGACCCTTTTCAGGGGGAATGAAACCTTGCTGCATCATGTCCATGAGGAAAGCTTGTTTCGCAGACTTTGACGTCGGCAGCGCGCTACCGGCTTCGACGCGAATGTCAGTGTTGTCGCGAAGATCTGAACCCTGAAAACTTAGGACGTTGAAAGTTCCGTCCTTGCCGACAACTTTGACCTGACGCGGGGTGTCCCAATATTGTTTCACGTAACAAAGCGTCTGGTAGCCAATTTTCTCAAACGCTTCTTCAACGCCCGCGTAAGTTGTTGAGAGCATTGTTTCATCCTGCTCCTGCAAATAGTTAATTGCAGTAGCGGCAGTCACACCCGCCGGAGCCTGACCCTTTGAAACTTGATGCTGACCTGAAATGTCTTCGAAGTCCATCAAGAGACGGTCGAGATCCTGAAGAACATAGGCAGGCATATTTTGCATCGGAAGTGGCGTCGGTGCGGGAAAGCCAAGTTCGTACTCAACAACTTGACCAGGCTCAGTCGTAATCTTATTGGCTACAATTGAGCCCTTGGCAGAAAGTAGCCTGTCGTGAGCCATGCGATTCTTGTTCTCGGTAATTTGACCACGAGAACGATTGTACTCACGCTGAATTGAGATCAAGTCATTGATGACACTGTCAGCGTAGAAGCGACCAGTAGGGATGTGGGGAATCTTAATGTACGGGTACTGCTGGTGAATGTAAGGATTCCCCTGCACGTACTGAACAAGTTTATCCCCAATGATGGTGAACATCCCACCCTGGGGCATGAACTCAACATTGCCAGGCTTGACCCAAACTTCGTAACACATAACCGAGTCGCGCTTAAATTGACCAGCACCAACCAGGTTCAAGAAGCTGTCGTTGAGAATGTCAGTCGACTCCATAACATTCGGAGCGATGTCCATTCCATAGTTAAGCTTAATCCACTGTGGGGAGCGCGTCTGAATCTGAATTACGTACGGCTGGTCTTCAATGTCTTCCTGCATCATGTCAGGAACAAACAAATGGAACGGGGTAACATTCTCGTAGCAGAAATCTCCATCAGGAGGATTCTCTGCGGGAGCACCCAACATTTTAGCCATGGCTGCCATTTGTGGGTCCATTGGCTTCCATAGCTTGGACTTCTTTTTCGGGTCCCAGTAAGTTTTCATGAACCCTGTGCCACAAGTTAGAGTCCACAAAACCGACTGACGAAACCTGGCACCAATTTTCTGAGACCTGTAAACCGAGTCCCAGATTTGTTCAGCCGCCTGAGCCGCAGAAGTATCATTGTCTTCAGCCGTTGATGGGACAACTGTGGCGCTTGGCTTCTGAGCCGTCAGTCGAGAAATCTCTGTACGAATGATAGGGCGAATACGATTAATGACGGGACGAGCACGAAAGTAGGGAGCGGGAGGAATGTAAAGGCGGACACCAACACCAGAACCACTAGAGTTCGAAACAGGTACCAGCTGTACATTCTGCTTTCCGGCATAAAATGCCAGGTTGATGTACCACTGTCGTTCGAGCTGCTGTCGAATTGTTCGGCATCGGAGGTGAGCGTCTTTAGTCCATGCGATGACTTTATTCTCAAAATCTTTATCCTTTGAGCGAGAAGCCATTTGTTCGACTTGCTCTTGGGAGTAAGGATTAGTGTCCGCTCCCGGGATTGTAGTAGAAGCCATTCACCTCCCTTTAAAGTTAGATACCGAACTCAGTGGCGAAGTCTACGGACTCTTCTTGAGCGAAAGCTGAATTAGGGTCTAGGCCATGCCGCTTGTACTGTTCAGCCAAAGCTAGCGCTTGTGAAGCGTCATCCATCGGATTTAGTTGTTCGACGACGGGATTTTGAGGCGACTGGTTTGTCGTCAGTTGGAGATTCTGAAACGTCATCGGATCCTTGCTCAGTAGCAAGTTCGTCAGTGTTTTGTTCATCTCCAGTTGTCTCGTCATCATTTCCGACAACAAGTTCAAGTTCCTTGAACTCTGTGTCGCCTGCTTCGCTATCAAGTCCGTCAGAATTGGTAGGTTCGACAAGTTCTGCTTCTGGGATTTCATCAGCAGAACCATGAGTGCAACAATCACCATTGAAATGATCCCGAAGAAGAACCACTGCGGCATCTAGTCTCTCCTTCGCTTCAACATAGCGATCGTCACCCTGAGAGATTTCATCCTGAAGATTACTCTCAGCGAGAATCCAGTCAGACTTTCGTCCAAAACCCAAAAGAGTCGCGGCTTCTGTCACGCAAACAGTGCAGAAGTAAACAACTCCATACCATTCTACAGACTTCCCAAAGTCGACGAACTGTCGACCATCACCCCCGGAGTCTCCGCAAAGTGCGCAGACTCCGGGCTTCTTGACCGGACTGTCAAGAATTGTGAACCGCGACTGGGGATTTTCTTCTGCGACCTTTTCGACATCAACTGAAAGTTCAGCCCTAGCCTGCGGAACTTCTTCAGGCTCAGGGTCTACACTTTGTGGAGCGTGAACAATTGCCATGAGGTCGGCTGGAATTGGCGCATTACCCTCAATGTCGTTCGACTGCTGAATTTCATTCACGACCACTGCGTGGGACTACCTTCCTCAGTTGAAGCAGACTCAGGCGTGCCGACTTCCTGGACCCCATCTGTTTCACCTGAGTCAACTTGCGAGTCCGAGCCATCTTCCAGCGAAGAAGCCTCCTGCGACCCCTCGGAATTCTCTGCGTCAATTCCGCCCGCAGTTCCATCCTCCGGACCAGAATCAACCGGGATATCTGCCTGCTGCTCATCCTCAAAGTGCACCGTCTGATAGTTAGAAGGTACAGTGCCGGTTCGCTCCGAAACATCGGGCTTCCAACCGGGGTAAGTATTGTCTACGACAATTTCACGCGGCTCGCGACCCTCAAACTTTGCCGCCCTGTCTTCAATCTGCTGAGCGGTAAGTCGATCGAGATTTTCATTCGGTGCTGCTGCACCAAGAGTCGGGTTGTCGAAGATTTCGGGATCGAGGTCAGTCATTTGAAACCTTTCGCGGTCGATGCTGACAATCGCAATCAGAGGTAGTTTTCTTCCAATTGCGAAGTCTACAGTTCTCATGTTTGTCGTGCTTGCAGTTTTCGCAGACAAAACTAGTTGTCATCATTCAGAACAACATTCCAATTGGTTTGCCTAGCCGAAAGTGCCGCCGGAGTGAGATTCGCATCTACATTCCACTCACCAAATCCGGGATTCTTTGCGGCGTTACCCCCAATTCTCGGAAGAGCTTCGGGCATTGGCTTTGAATTAACTGGTTTTAGTTCTGGCATGAAACTGAAGAAGTACCTGCATTCATCACATGCGTGATCATCCTTTTTGTGAATGGCGTCGTATGGATTGTTCTGCGATGCTTGTTTTTTACTTGCCCACGTTTTCCAGCGTAGGCGAGTGATTTCACGAATCAGATTAGCGCAGTTGCGAGTGATGTGCCAGGAAGGAGTGCCATCTTCCCTGAGCGCCAGGTACTGATTTACTTTTGCGACACCGGTCGTGACATCATTATTGCCAAGTACGAAACCGATTCCCCGAATCGCATACTCAGTCTGAATCGAAGTTCCCGTGACACCTTGCTTTTGTGCGAGTGCAGGATCACAAATGTTGATGTCTGGGACTCTTCCGTGGGAGAGGTTTTTAGCCTTGATGACCTCAGCGTGATAGTCGACGATCCGACCTGCTTCGTAATGTTCATCAAAAGTTATGACCTGATTATCTTCGTCGACAGCATGCCAATGTACCGATGTGGGGTTATTGAAACCATGGTCCAGAGACATGTAATGCTTATAGTTGCGGCCGACAAATCTCTTCGCGTCAATTTGGTCGATGATGTGGATTTCCGGCTTGAAGGACTTGTAGACGAGTCCACCCATTTGGACGAACTTTCCATGGCCTCGGGCATCCCTTTCGTCTTCGTCTAGGCCACCAAGGAAGTTGTCGATTTCTTCTTTGTCTAGGTGTGGATTTTCTGCCATGTCAACTTCGATGACTGCAATATTACTATCGCCGAGAATTCCAGGCTCATAGATGTCG